CAATAGCAGCTTCGTTGCCGCTTCTAGCATCTTCAATTTTGCTGAACAGCGCCGACAGCATCTTAGATGCGCCTTCAGCGTTGCCGCCGCTGCTCTTGATCGCATCTCGGAATTGCAGAGTCTTAGCAACCGATAGATCGAACCCTTTTGCCAGGTCTGAAATGGCATCGGAAAATTGCAGCGTTTGTGTCATCAACGATGCAAGACCAACCGCCGACAGGCTCATCGCCCCGCCGAGCGTTTTCCAATGCCCGTATAGGGTCTTAATATTGCCAGCCAGATCGTCAAAGGCTTTCTGAAGATCCTTTGCGTCCTGCTTTGCCTTTTTGGTTGCCTGGTCCCATTCGACCGTTACCAGGCCCAGCTTGACCGACAATGACCCAATGACTGCCATTTATTTATCCCTTTTTGGCGTACTTGCCCCATTCCATTTCATACCAGATTGCCTTGCCTAATCTGTCTTGTATGTTCTGGATGTTGGATTCTAATGCAGGCCGAAGAAATGGCTGTGCAGGATTCTTGGCAGTCCCAAACTCCATCGCCAGCGCAACAGGCCGATTGCTCCAGACCTGGCGTTCTTTGCCCTTTTTGGTGATAACCGTGTTGACAACGCTTTCTTCGCGCTTGGGACTGGACGTTACCCGCACCATGAACGTTTCGCCCTGGTAGGACAACGCCCGTTTGTCCCGGCCTGTAGGACGGTGCGCCTTAATATACAGATGATCCCGCAACTGCCCCGATGCGACTGGTGCGCTGGCCTTTGCTGCTTGCAAGACAGGCTCAAAAGCAAACTCCATTGCCTTGCGCCAAATACGGTCGGTTTTAGTTTTGCCGATTTCTTGCGATAGATCGTCCATCGCCTTAAACAACTCAGCGAACCCTTCTACCTTGACCTCACCGGTTGCCATGTTTGAACCTCGCAGCGTCAAAGCCTTGCGCTTGACTCATAAAGGCTAGGAGACTGTCACTAACCTGTTGTGCTGGACTCGGTTCAAAGTCTGGGTTGACGCTGTATTCGTGCACCCAGGGGAAAATCTGATCGACACGGAATGCAGGGGAATTCTGCGAACGGAAATAGTTAAAGACAGCAGCGGTCAACGGGGCAACAGCATCAAAGATGCCGCGATTGCCAAGAATGCCGTCTGAATACATAACCTGGATTTCCGTGAACAGTTCTTCATCAATTGTATCAATGTATTCCTGCTTGTGACCATTAAAAACCATCGCCGCTACCACCTGGGACCGCAGCGAACGTCTTAGTTTTTTTTTGCATTTTGATAGTCTGGCTTGATTGCTTTGTCGATAGCTTCAACAATCAGCTTGACCACCTGCTCCGGGAATTCGGTCGTGATTTCTTCGTAAGACTCGGTAATAGGTTCACCCGTTTCGGATTGCAGCAGATGGAAATACTGCTCTACCCGAGTCTCGGACATTGCGGTCATCATTGCGACCTGGCGCATGGATGTGCCGTTGACCATCACATCATCTTTGCCAACGACAATCTTTTCTTCGCCATCGTTGATGGCTTTTAGGAAATCGTCGCCAGCGTCTTTTAGCGTAGCCAGCAAAGGCTCAGAAAACCGCTTGTAGATCGCTTCAATGTGTTCTGGTTTGGGGTTCTGGATGCGCTCGTTTATCGCTTCCATCTCGTGTTTGAGAGGAATCCTGACCCGTAGGTCAAACGCAGCATCGTCGAATTCGACACGGATTGTCCGAAACTTTAGCTTGTCTCGAACTGACGCAAAAGACGAACCTAGCTTTTTTGTAACTGTCATGTTTAGCCCTTCAGCATCTTGTTGTATATCGTGCTGTTCAATGCCAGCACATATTCAACCACTTCCTCCGGCGTCATTTTGTCGGCATGGTTGATTGCAATTCGATAGGCCAGATCGATACCAGTTACCTTTTGCTGCTGGAAACTGAACCAGTTTTTCTGGCCTGAATTTGCTTGGCTCCAAAGGAATCCAAGCAGATCGTTTGTGTTTTGTATTGTCGCCATCTTGTCTACTCTTGTTTGATTAGATACCGCATCACTACAGCTTCAGCAGAATCAGCGTCAGCAATTGCCAACGCTTCTGCTAGTTCGTCTTGGTCTACTTCGATGCCACGCGCTGCCAGAGCAAGATCGCCCTGGCAGGCAACAAGCATTTCAACAATGTCGTTGAGGCTCATTAGCTGTTACTCCAACCGTACTGATTGCCTCGCGGGTGAATCGTAAAGACACACTTCGCCTCGGCGCCAGGTTGAGCGTCAATCTGGAACTGCGAAACACGCCCGTTGAACGCATAAGCAACGGTATTGGTGCCATCGTATGCCGACACCACAAACGTGCGGTCTACGGTTCCGCTGTAGGCATCCGACCGGATTTGCAGCAGCGCGGTATCGCTAGGATTCCAGGCAGCGGTAATCGTCATGCTGGTCGGAGCAGACTGCGTTGGAATCTTGTCCGATTGCCGAGAACCAGCAACCGAAAAGTTTGCCATCGCATCATCTTGCCCAAAAGCAGGCACAGCCTCGACCGGCACAGCAACACCAGCGGAACCCGTACCACCAGCAGCGGTCCCGACAATCGTTGCAACTTGCGCCGCCCAGACCGACAGATTAGCGGTCGTAAGTGCCGTCGGCGTTGCAGCGGATTGCATCCATAGCGCCGCGCTAAAACCCGGAAGAACTTTATTCGGAAGTGCCATTTTCGCCTCTTAAGCGTTGTTGGACCAACCGTATTGGTTGCCCCTGGGGTGAATCGTGAAAACGCATTTGGCTTCAGCGCCAGGTTGTGCGTCGATCTGGAATTGGCTAACGCGACCGTTGAAAGCGTAATAAACGATATTCGTGCCGTCGGTAGCCGAGATTACAAACGTGCGGTCAATCGTGCCGTTGTACGCATCGCCACGCATCAACAGCAGGTTGGCGTCAGACGGGTTCCACGCTGCCGTAATGGTCATGCTCGTCGGCGCACTTTGCGTCGGGATTTTGTCGGACTGGCGCGAACCCGCAACGCTAAAGTTAGCCATCGCATCATCTTGACCGAAAGCAGGAATCGCTTCGACCGGCAGCAGATTGCCAGACACAGCAATAGGCGACACGCTTGCAACCAGCGACAACTGAGCAACCGTCAGCGCGGTAGGGGTAGACGTCGGCTGGCAATACAGCGCAGCACTAAAACCAGGAAGAACTTTGTTGGGCAATGCCATGATTAAACTCCGAATTGATGAACAGTCTTATGTTGGAATGTCCAGGGTGCAATCTAGAAAGACTTGCGCCAACTTGTCCTCGTTATCGTAGGAATTATATAACCAAACCACATCGGCTTTGGATATATAAAACCCATTTGTCGCCCCTCCGAACAATCCGCTGTAACCGTGAAGCGACTGCAAAATCTGGTTGGAAATCGTAAACCCATCTTCGATTACTTGCGTAAAAATGTTGATCTGGAAGATTGGTCTGTCAATACCTTTTACCGATTGAACCTGGCCTGTGTAAACCGGTTGATGGACGTTTCGCAGCATCCAGGTGATGAACTTTGGCTGAATAGCATAGTTCCGATTGAACGATGCGTAAACCGGCACCGGCGCGACAATCTGACTCAGTTGGTACTGAATCGCCTTGCCGTACTGGATTGGGTTCTGTTGCGTAGCCATCAGACTGCCGTAACCGGATCGTTTCGCACACAGATCAATGTCGCGGTCATGCGGTCATCTGCTTCTCGCACATTGTCGATTCGCCAATCAAACCCGCGCCAGGTGATTGAGTAAGAATTTTGGTTGTCAATGATGGTCTTGACATTGGGAGTGTAGTTCAGCGTCATCTGAACAACATCCGAATAGACTCGGTATTTTTCCGCAATCTTGACATGGTTGGCAACGGAATGCACCAAAGCGCGAGTGCCAAACCACACGCTTTGTGTGGTGCTTTGCTCACCGAAATCAGACTTGCCAAACGACAAGTTGTTGATTGAGATATTCTCAAACCGGGTGATTGCCATTACATCACCAGCGGTTTGTATGGACGAAGCAACTGGTCAAACCCAAACGGAATGTCTTTTAGGTTTGTTGCTGTGCTGTTGCTGCGGTTGTTATACAGATGCGTATACAACAACAATGCCGCCTGCTTGATGACCGGATAAGTCTGCAACGGATTGGCAACGGTCGAATACTCCACCATGATAGGCGCGGTCATGTTGCTGTTAATGTCGCTGGGAAGCGATTGCAGCATAACCTTGTTGCCGCTTGGATCGTATTGATAGGTTGATGCAGCAATCGTTGTGATTGTTGCTGGCACATTGCTGTTGTAATACTTGACAGCATCAATCGTCAGCCCTGGCAGGCTTGGGTACTGATTCTGGCTGACCTCAGGCAGATCCAAACAGCAGGGTGTCGCCACCATGCTTTCTGGACCGTAGTAAACCCGATAAGTAACCGGGAAAATACTCAGCCCCAAGTAATCCTCGACCGCCTGTCGCACCGCCAATTCAAGCGATTGCAGATAGACGTCTTGGCTCTCGTCTTGATACAGGTTGATCTGCTGCGTGATTTCTTCCAGCGTCAGCCAGGGTGTAACCACATCCCGGTTGATCTGCTCAACTTTTTGATAGTTGAACGGATTGCGGGTAACGCCAGCAAACGGATAGCCAAGAACGTAATCAGTTGCCGACATTGCTTACCCTCAAGCTGCGCTGGCGCGAACACCCGCGAACGGATCTAAAACGGTGCTGACAACTCGTTTTTCTGCGTACATGGTCACAAAACCTGGCGCAGTCTGTTCGTACATTTGAACATTGAATTGTTCCGTGTCGCCAATGGTCAGGAATCGAGGCCAATTTGCAAGATAGATCGGGAATGCCGCCGACAGGTAAGGATTGGGGATTACCGGGAACCCAAAGACGTTACCGATAGACGCTCCGTCTTTGTCGCCAATCTCGAGGAACAGCGGTAGGCCAGCGGTATCTTTAAGCTGACGCAACGCAAGAATCAGATCAGGGGAAATGTGCCATGCAGTACCAGGCAGCGCCCAATACTGTGACGGCAAAGCCTTTGCCATGTCCACCATCTTGTTGTACGTCACGGTGATGCCACCCAGGGACACCGTGGCAATACTGTGAATGCCGTTCGTGATTGCGGTCCCGGACGTACCAAACGCGCTTGCCGCCGCGCTTGTGTACGAATTCAGCCCACGCAGACCGCTGGTCGCGCCGGTGGTAGTGGTGGTCGATCCGGCTTGGTCGTTGTTGGTTGCCATTGATGCGGCTTCCAGACTCGAAAACTCCAGCATCATGTCCTCAACCAACGTCTGCGATAGATTGTTGACGTCAGACAGGACTGCCGTACGAATGGGAATCTGTGCAACCAGGACACGAACCGGAAGCTGCCAAATGGTCGTGTCAACATTAGGCGAACCTGTGTCAGGGGTAAACGTATAACCCCAGGGGTTCGTAGAACTCGCAGTGTTACCAGTCTTTGCAACAAACTGAGCGTCAGAACCAGCAACCGTGATTTGCCGAGAACCCATACGAAACGGATTGGCATATCGCAGCGCGGCAAACGCATCGTCAAATACAACATTGCCACCAACACCAGAACCCGAACCGGTAATCGCAGAGGCTTCACGCAAATCAATAGTCTGTTTGCCGCCTTCGTGAATGGCTCGTTTGATTCCGTCTAGGATTTTTTCGGTCTTGGTCATCTTACATTCCTAAATAGTAGAAACGGGAAGGGACATATTGTCCCCTCCCTTTTCATCACCCGATCAGGTCGCAGTACCCGTCGAACGATAACGGACACCAGCGTTCGGATCGCGCACAGAAGTCGCCAAACGCTTTTCACCGTAGAACGTGATATAGCCAGGCAACGTTTGATCGTACCGGCGCATGACCATGTTAAGACGATCCACAATGGTATGGAACCGCGACCAATCCGCGAAATACATCGGATAGAGGCTAGACGTTCCAACCGCCCCGGTCGTGAGTTGCGAAGGCGTGTCAAGGTACTTGTTAACCACCACATCAAACCCAAGCAGACGCCCAACGATGCCGTCCGTTTCCAACGGTGACATACGCTCGAATACCGGGGTGCCGTTGGTATCCGTCAAACCGCGAATCTGCGAAAGAAGCACAGGGTTAATCAGGAACTTAGCATCCGGCGTCCAATACTGCTGCGGCAGCGCGTAGATAAAGTTGATGACGTCTTTATAGGTAATGTTCGCAGCGCCGACCGTGTTGGCATTGCTGGTCAATTGATCGTAGGTCGCAAGGTTGTGCAAACCGCTGGAAGAACCCGTACCAGACGAACCGAACGAAGCAGCGGAAGTCGTGCCGCCCGTATAGGTCGCATTCGCGCCACCGTACTGATCCAAACCGCGCAGACCATCAGCACCACCAGTCGTTACCGAAGTGCCGGTTCCGCTTTGGTCGTTGTTTTGAATCATGCTGGTCGCTTCAGCCTGGGCAAACTCGGCCAGACAGTCATCAACAACATTTGCCTCCAGTCCATCAATATCGTCCAGCGCAGCGGTACGAATCGGGAACTGAACGTTAATGTCTTTCAACACCAATTGCCAGATGCTCGTGTCCTCAGTCGTTGATGCGCCGTTGTTCTGGATCGCATAACCCCATTGAGCACCAGCGTTGCCGGTCTTGACACGGAACTGATAGCTCGAACCATCGGTAGCAACGGTACGCGACACGCCACGCAGCGGGTTTCGCAGACGCAGCGCAACAAACACCGGATCGTAAGCAGTCCGACCACCCTTGCCATCACCACCAGCGGTCAGCGCAGACGATTCAGCAATGTAAGCCTGATATTGCGATTCGTCAGCAAACATCTTGAGTTCTTTTTCCAGCATCTTGCCGCCTTTGTAAAAAGACGAAAGCTGCTCACGAACCGAACGGTTCACATCAGCGCGAACGGTTTTGGCAACCGGACGAATGATGCTAGGGGCTTGCACAGAAGCAACTTTGGCTTCCAGCGCAGCAATCTTTTCCGAAAACTCGGTTTTGATCGCTTCAGCGGCAGACACAGCTTCCGCTTTGGCGGTTTCCTTGGTAGACGCTTCGATAGCGTCCAGTTTTTCGATAATCTCTTTCATTTAATCCTCTTGGATAGCAATTTGATAAGTTCCCGCTGCTCAAGTGCAGCGAGCAGTTCTTTGGTCGCTTCCGCATCAGAGTCGCTCCGAGTCGGCGCATTTTCAAGCTGTTCCGGTTCAGCATCACGCTGTTCCATCACACGCTTGAACACAGATGCGGCAGCGACCGCATCCTTTTTGGATAGCCCTGCTTCACGCAAAGCCTTTTCCAAAACCTTTAGATCAGCAGACCCATCAGGCCGGAAGAATTCCAGTTTGCTGACTTCTGCTTTGGGATTGTTGGGATACATAACAACCGAGACTTCGCGCAGACCGCCTTTCGTGATCTGGAAATACGATTCCTCATCAGGCTCAGTCATGAAATCGCCGTTTTCACCGACCCAGGCATATTCGTCGGCATAGGCTCCGACCGAAACGCCACCAAACATGCTGGGGCTTTCGGTCATAACTTGATACAGGTCGCTTCCCGCGGTCGTGTTGGTATACAGACGCCCCGAAGCAGTCATGCCGTCATCGTCGAATTCAAAAGACGTCCATTCGCCAACGGGAATGGCATCAGCTTCATGATTGACAAACATTGGCAGGGGTCTGCCAGATGCGGAAAACTCTTTGGCCCAATCCATGAACCCTTCTGGCTTGTAGAAAAAGCGCCGACCGTCTGCGCCTTCCCTCGGCCCCCAGGTTGTTACTCGCGCCTCAATCTTTCCGCTTGGTTCTGCGCTGCTGGTCTTTTCCAGCTTCAGTTTTGCTTCGCAGACCATCAACAATCTGGTCATGTATAACCCCTAATTTTGATAGGTCAACGTCTTTTATTTTGGGAGGCCGACCCCTTTTAGGTCGCGGAATATCTTGTGTTTTATTCGCCACCAACGATGCTACCATCATTTTGAAAATGATAGACACAATTAGGTTTTACCTATATTCATTTTGCGGGTCTGATTCCCGCCGCCGCCTCCGGTATCCTGACTACTGCTGCCAGGAATCGGATCTGCCGATTTTGTGTTGTCTTTTAATTTATCAGCATCCGGCAAGGTTGGCATGTTGACGTATGCCCTTGCCTCGTTTGGCGTCATGATTCCCTGTCCGACCGCCGCCGTGATGTAATTCATCTGATCCAGCGGGGCACCTTTCAGGAAATCTCGGGTGTCAAATTCAACATAAAGCGAAGGATAACCGACAAACAACTGTTGTTTCAACTTTTGCTGAACATTAACCAGAATTGGATACATGGTCGATTTGTAAAACTCGTCCATCATCGTCTGGGTGTTGTTGTATTTGCTCTCAGCAATGTTGAGCATGGAATGTGGCACACCAAACAACCCGCAGATGCGCTTCATCGTCTGCTCTTTCAGTTTGGCAGCGTCAGCATCTTGCAAGGTCAGCATCTCGAGTGGCATGTATTTCATGCCGTTGTCTAGCAGCATGCCCTGACCTGCTTTAGACAGATCAGACGTCCTGGCCCCGGTCATCTGGTTCCAGGCTTCCTTGATTCGTGCGGCAATTTCCTTGTATTTGCCATCAGGAATATTGGCTTCCGTCACAAACAGGCCGGAAGGTTTGGCTCCGTTTTGCATGATGTAGTTGGCATAAAGATCAATGTCCTGATCCAGTCCCACCAACTCAGTCGCAAGAATGCCCTTGTTAAAACCCGCAGAACCCTGCCACGCAGCATCTTTAATGTGCATCACTTGGTGCGCTGCAAGCTGCTGGTTTTCGGTAAAACCGTAGCTGGGAGTCGATAACCGAAATGACGGATAGCGGGTTGGCGTAATCGTCGCCGCAATCAGCGTCGAATCCAGGATATACATTTCCAGCGGGGTCTGCGTCGTGACGTCTTGATCTTTGCGCCACCAGAGCGTAAACGCTTCGCCCGACAACTCGTGCCACATCATCCATTGATACCAAAACTCATAGGTACTTTGGAAGTTGTTCGGATTCGTCAGCAGGTTGTGGACAGATTTTGCTTTTGCTTTGTCCCTAGACCCAACTTCATCGGACCGGATAGCGTCAACAAATACGCCAGGCTTTGACTCGCACATGATGCGAATTGGCAATTGCCCAATGCTTCTCGCTTTGATACCGACACAAGACATGACGGTGCTGTTGCGAGTAAGCACCGACATATCAACCGGCCTGCCTGCACTTGTTGTGCTGGCAGTCGTGACGTACAAAATCTGCGTTGATGCGGTCGGTGGCTTCTGTCCCGCCTGGTAAATAATGTTGTTACCCAGCGCAGACTGACCAAAAAGGGTGTTGGCTTCGTCAGATTTGACTGTTTTTTTGCTTTTGAAAATGTCAAAAAGTGCCATGAAAACCCCCTATTGTGCTGCATCCTACCATTCTATCGTTCTGAATCCAAACGATTCGCCAACGAAAGCGTTATCCAAATGGCAATGCATCGCCATAATCAACGCAATAATGCCGTCCACCTTGGCAGCGGCATCCGCTTCGTTCTTACGAATCTTTACGTTGCCGTTCACATCCGTGTAAATCTCGCAGTTTCCTAACTGCCAACCCAAAAACGGGTTGCCGTCGTGATGTATTGCTTTCTTTAGGATCGCTTGTTCGGTCGCTTTGGACGGGTTAGATAAAACGGCCATGCCTTGTCCTACTTTCTTGACCGGCAGACCGTTGCCATGCAGATTTGCCACTAGGCCAGCAGCGTTGTACGGGTCAAATCCGATTTCTTTGACTTCGTACTTTTGGCATTGCTGGCTAATGTATTGCTCAATCTCCACCATGTCGGTGACGTTGCCCTGCGTGAGTTTTAGGATGCCAGACCGGATCGCTTCCGAGTAAATCGACCGATAGTGGTTAGGAATGAACTCCATAGAATCTTCTGGCAGGAAAAACTGAAACTCAGCCTGGAAATCTTCCTCGCTGTACCGGTGAAGCGTACAGACAGCGTTCAAGTCTCGACTGTGCGCTAGGTCAAATGCCATGAACGTTGATTCTGGCTTTGCTTCCGGCATCGGTCGCGCTGATTCGTCCCACCACCTGCGGTCCACCCAGGCAGCGTTAGCCGAAACATAGATATTCAGGGTTTTGCAAAGAAACTCGTTGAGCGTAGCGGGTTTGCTTGCCGCTTCTGCCGCCCTTTGTGCGATAGCTTCCTCGAAAACCGACACCCCATGCATGGGGTTGCATTTTTTCCAGATTTCAACGTCCCGCCAATCATCCTGCGGATCTGGCCCGTAGAGCAATCCAAACCATCGCGGATTGTCTGTTGCTTCGCCCGTCAGCATGGACTTGTAAAGGTTCATATCCTCGTAAAACTTGGTTTCCTTCGTAAACGATGCGGTAGTAATGTAGATCCGCAGCGGGTTCTGTCGTGCCACCATGCCCGAGTGCAACACCTCAATAGAATTGCGGTCGGTAATCTGCGCTGCTTCGTCAATAATGACGCAACTAGGGTTCTTGCCGTCGCCCGTCTTTTTGGTGTCGCGGCTCAGCGCTTTGAACATCGACTGCGTGTCGCCAATCTTTTTGATTTCGTACTTACTAACAGCAAACAAGCTGGCAAGCTGTTGGGGCATGCTTTCAATGAACCCCTTTGCCGCATCAAACACGATTGTGGCCTGCTCTCGATTGGTTGCCAGGGTAAACACCTCGGCACCCTTTTCGCCGCATAGCAACTCGTATAGAGCAATCACAGCGGTCAGCGTTGATTTTCCCGCTTTCCGTGGGATAAACAGAATGACGTCTGTGACCATCCGTTTAGAATGGTCGCGCTTGGACCGGAACCCGTAGATCGCACAGATAAAAAAGATCTGGAACGGTTCCAGCAGGATAGGCTTCCCGGCATCTGGTCCCTTTGTATGCACCAGCGCGGCAGCAAAGTCTAGAACGTGCTGAGCATAGTCCGGGTCAAACTGCCATTCCCATTCGCGGTTTTCGATTTGGTTGATAAACCGCTGGCAGGTCCGTTGCACATCTTTGCAGACGTTGATGTTGCCTTTGCTGACCGACTGAGCGTAAGCAATACCGTCCTGCCAGTTCATCCTTTCGGACCTTTCAGGAACTTGGCAACCGGGGTATTGTCCTCTGCTTTAGGACGGTCCAACCTGCTTTTAGGCGTCAGACCCAATTCGTTCATAAGACGAATCGTGTTTTTCATTGCTTCGTTGGAAATCGCAACATACGGATTAGGCGCAAGCGTTTTGCCGTTGTTGATTTCGATAACCAACGGTGATTCGTTTTGCTGACTTCTGGCAAAAATATACGTTTCCAACTGGTCAGCCAACATCATCAGCGTGTGCCGGTCCTGGTCGCTGCCAATCCCGTAGACCTCATACAGATAATCCGCAGTTTCGCTAATGAACTGCTGCTTAGAAAACGATGCTGGATTGTTTGCCCATTCAGCAAACGGAATCCGTTTCTTAATAGTGTCAGGCAATAACACGCCAGGATTGGTCGCCCTGCTGCCATGCACCAGGTGAATTTCCGGTGGCATTTTGTTTGTTGTCATGTTTTGTCAACCTCCCTAGTTAAAAAGTATGGTTTGCGGAAAAGTGAC